GGTAATGCAACTACTTGAGCCAAGAATCGTAGCCTTAGAAGAGGCTATGGCTGAAATGATGCCTAAAGAAGAAGAAGAAGAGGCAGAAGAAATGGAGGCAGAATACGATGAGGACAAAGAGGAAAAAGAAGACAAAAAAGAAAACTTGAGCGAAGTTATTAAAAACGAAATCGCTGAAGCTTTCAAAAACTTTGTAGAGCCTACTCCAACAAAATCAAATAAGACTAATTCGGTAAATGAGCCGACTTGGAAACAACATTTAAATAACTTTCAAAATTTTATTAAATAATGGCAACACCAACAATTTCACCAAACACTTATGCTGGCAAGGATTTAGAAGGCATAATAGCACAATCGGTCTTAAGAGGAAGAACGATTGAAAACGGATTAATCTCTGTTCACACAGACATCGATTCAAGAGCGGTAGTTAAGACTATGGCTAACACAATAACTGTTCAAGATTCAGTGGCGGCTTTCAGTAGCGCAGGTTCTTTAACTTTGGGCGAGAAATACCTTGACCCGAAGAAATTTATGGAAGCAGTTGAGTACGATTACCAATCATTGAATGGTACTTGGTATGCAAGTCAGCAGCCGAGAGGACGTGGTGGCGATTTCGTTCCACCTGCAACTATTGAGGAGGCTTTGATTGAGCAACAAGCTTTGATTCGTTCTAAGTTCATTGACGCTTCTATTTGGAGAGGTAGTGTAGCTGCTGGTGATTTATCTAAAATTACAGTTTCAGCTTCTTCTAACGTAGTAACTGGTTTGATTCCTTTAATGGAAGCTGGTAGCGATGTTAACAAATTAGATTCTACTAAAGTAGCTATTGTAGATATTACTGCTGGTGCGCCAACTATTGTAGAATTAGCATCTACTGCTAACTTGCAAACTGGCGATGTCGTTACTTTTTCTTCTGTTACTGGTTCCGACCCAGTTTGGGCAAATGTTAGCGGCTCTTTCCCTATCACAGTAACAAGCGCAACTACTTTCACTGTTGCAGTTGATACAAGTGCTTATGCTGGTACTTTCACAAGTGGTAACATTAACTACATCAACGCTTCAAACGCTTTAGAAGTATTAACAAGCGTATACAACGGATTGAGCGAGTCAGTAGAAGATGACTTAGATTTCTATATCTTCGGTAACAAAGGTTTAGGCAAAGCTTACTCTTTGGCTCAAGCAGCAGCAGCTAACGGAGCAGGGTCTTATTACATTGGCGCTAAAGAATTGGATTTCTTGGGTAACAGATTGGCTATTTTGCCTTTCGTATCTGCAAACACAATCGTAGCAGCTAACGTAAGCAATCTACACTTTGGAACTGCACTTGATGCAGAGTGGAACAACGTATCTATTTTACCTCAGTACGAAGTGACTGGAGACAGAACGGTTCGTTACAGATGTGACTATGCTTTTGATGTTAACTACACCAACGGCGAGGACATCGTATTATTCCGATAGAATTAAATTTATAAAGGGGGTGTTAATTCACTCCCTTTTAACAACAAAAAAAATAATTATAAAATGGCAGCAAATTTAAGTTTAGCAGCAGTAGCAGGTTCAAACTGCCCAAGAACGGCGGGAGTCAAAGAACTCTACACCATTCCAGTTGCAGATATTACAAGCATCACATTAGGAAGTGACCACGACATTACAGACATCGTGTTCGCTTCGGCTGGTGTTGGTTTTGGTAAAATCAATTTCAAGCGTGGAGAATGTGAAGTAACTGAAGCAATGGAAAGAAGTAACCAAGTAGAGGTTAACTTTGCAGTAGCTAATCCAACAAGCACTCAACGTAAAGAATTACAAGCAATTAAAGACTCTTGTGAGCAGTATATGGTAGCACGTTTGTACGATGGCGACAGATTGTTATTCATTGGTTACGATGAGGAGTTTGCAGATGAGGCATTCGCAGCGTTTATGTCGGCAGAGTCTACAAGTGGTAGAGCAAAAGCAGACGATAACTTATTCTCATTTACTATGATGGCAGAGCAAGGCGAATTCTTGCGTGTATTGAGCGGTATTAGCGGAGCAACTGTTCCAGCTACAACTGTTCCAGCAATCGTAGCAGAATTAGTAGCAGCAACATCTGTATAATATGTGGGTTTTTAAGAAGAAGTATAAAGGGCAAAAAATTGGTGTCAAGGGTTTTGGTATCCTTGACACTAACACCCTTTCAGCGGAGTTAATTTACAAGTATAGCTTGTTACCACAATTTACCAAACTGATTAGATTCATAGAACGTGCAGAAGAAAATAAAAAACCATCCAAGAAAAAGTCAACAAAGCAGCTTTCAAGTAACGAATAACGTCATTCAGTTACCCGACTACACAGATAAGCAGAAGATAGTTACTAAACAAGGATTAAGAATTGTCAGCACAGTTGACAACAATCTATTTCCGCAAAAGGTATCTAAATTAGCCAAAGAAAGTAGCACATTGAAAGCGGTAATTAACTCGTTTGCCGAATACGTTAGCTATGGTGCGTTATTGACTGAGAATATGCAGTTAGAGCGCAAGTTAACAAAGGACTTAAATAAGTACTACAACTGGTTTGAGTTGGCTAAACGAGTAGCTAAAGACCGCAGAACGTATGGCTATGGCTTTATTGAAGCAATCCGTAAAGGTAGCGAGGTGTTTGTATATCATTTAGACGCAAGTCAAGTGCGATTTATGGAGTATTTCGGGGAAAAACCCGAAGCCGTAGCAATCAGCAAAGACTGGAACGATACGAGAATACGCCCAATAGAGCGCACATTATACCCAAACTACGATGAAGAGGGCAGAACGATTATTCCTATTATGGAATATGAAAGCGGAATGATTGATTACCCTTTACCTATGTGGAGTGGTGCATTTTTTGATGCTCAAGTAGAGAGTCTTATAGGGCAATATAACGCTAATCAGTTCGAGAATGGAGTAACTTTGTCAAGCATTTTGATGTTTGACTTTGGAGATACTACCGATGCGAATGGAGATGCTGAAAAAGGTTTAGCACGACAGAAACAAAAGTTAGAAAGTCAGCTAAAAGGAACGAGTCAAGGCAGAAGCGGTAAGAGTTTAATCGTACCGAAAAGCGGAGATGTTGAAGCACCCGAATACATTACTTACCCAATGCAAAAAGAGGGCAGCTTTATTGAGTTGCAAAAGTTGGTTGAAAACAACATCGTTAAAGCTTGTAGCTGGTTTAGAAGTTTGGCAGGTTTAGAGAGTGCAGGTGTACTTGGCAACAATCAACAACTGCGGAATGAGTGGGAACTTGCCGAGAGATTGATTAGAAACGAGCAAGACATCATTATGGAAGCCTTACAAAAAGCATTTAAAGGTACTGCATACGAGGGCGAGGTAATGTTTAACAATCAATCGCCGATGAACGTAGTTAACGACTTGGCGGCTATTACTGTGCTATTGGAAAAAAAGGATATAATAGGCGAAGCAGCAGTATATGAGTTGCTAATGATGATGGGAATGGACGAGGAACAAGCTAAAATAATAGTAGGAAATGATAGCGAGTAAAGCAGAGATAAAAGCGTTAGCATTTAGCAATACGTTTGATATAAACGCAGTAAAGGATAACCTTATCCAATTAGTGGAATGGGAGCAAGTATTGTCTTTGTTTGGTGCTGATTTTTACGATGATGTGGTAGCTAATCCAGCAAGTTATACTACTCTTATAGGCACTTATTTAAAGCCTTACATAGCTTATAATGTAAAAGCATACTTGAGCAAAGCTAATCATATTAAAACTGGTAATAAAGGCGCACAAACGGCACAAGGTAGTAACGAGCAGATAGCAAACGTAGAGTTCGCCAAGCGTGAGGCCATGAATATGGCGACCAAGTATAAACGTCAAATGATTACTTACTTGGATAACACCAAACCGACTTTGTGGAAAGGAGAGCCAAAGGATGACCAAATAATAAACAAGATAATTATAATGTAATGGATAGCATTTACGTTACAAATTACTTTACCAATGGAATAGAAAGTAGCTTTATTTTGGCTGCTTTCTTTTTTCTTTTGTTAGCGTTTGTGACCAGTAAGTGGTTTCAATTTACGATTAGAGATATAGAATCGGAACGTACACCATTAGAGGTGTCTTGGAAGTTTTGGTGGCTGGATAATTACAACTCCGTTATTTCTTTTTTTTTGATGTGTTTTCCTATTATCGTATTTACTGAAGATTTGGTGCATTGGCTGGGGTTAAACTTTTTACCCGATGCGATGAAAACTGAA